GGCTGGTTGATCTTCTGTAGTTGCCCTGACTACCACATTGTGATATAATATACAATCTTGGAGACATATGATAATACGAATCTACGAGTCAGGCAAACTAGACCTTGAGACAGTCGGAGATATGCTCTGGCAAGCAGATGCACAAGCCAACTTCCATCCAGAAGCTCGCTGGATAAACTCATCATCATTCGCATCAGAAGAAGACTGGATTACCCCTGAAAGAAAGAAGGTTCATAAGGGTAGGATTTTCAGGGAGTTCTCTATCCGTTGGATTGGGCGGGAGTCTGTCATTATGTGGCTTACCAGCAACCAAATTCTTTTTCAGATTATATCTTATAAAATGCTTCCAGAAGAACAGGAGGCAATTGATGGTACTCTTGCAGATAGAGGGCTTTCTAAACCTATCACCCATATAAATTAATGATACATCCTGACATTAAATTAAGTCACTCAAGTTCCACATCATTTTGTTCAAAGCAACTATGGTACAAGAAGGTTGGCGGTGAACCGTTCAACTATAACTTTTACTCAGGTGCAGGTACGCTGGTGGATGCAGGTTATGAAGCAGGTCTAAAGAATATCATGACAGGCGTTCAAGGTTCCAACATACGGAAGGATATGGAACAGAAACTGTCTGACATGGAAAAAGACTTAGGTTATGAGGACTTCGTTAAGTTGACACAGTCTATGGACTCACACGTTAAGGCAGTTGAAGACTATATGGGCTGGATAAACTATAAACCCTTGGAAACACAGTACTATTTTAATATTATCTTTAAGGGGCATAGTAGAAGAACCACAGGCTATATGGATATTGTTGCCGAGAGGCAAAATTTGCCCCTTATAATAGACATAAAACGCCAGTCTAAGCCTGTAAAAAAAGCCAAGCGTGAATGGATCATGCAGGGCGCACTTTATGCATTAGTAATAATGTACGTCAGGGGTCTAACAGAGATACCAGCATTTGAGAATCATCTCATCATACCAGACCATCCTCCTGTTTTCTTAAAAACAGAATTAACATCAGAAGATTTGTTTATAGCATACAAATTGCTTACTGAATTAAACACTAGAATTGATAATGACTACTGGCCTTTAAATAGGTCACACGCTCTCTGCTCTCCTATGTGGTGTAATGTTTATGATAAGTGCCACTATGAGAACTTTGTTAGCGTGGATGAGCTAGTTAAAAGGATTCAATGATAGACTCAAGAATAAACAATAGGCTCAGGATAGCAGAAAAACATCTTGACCTTGCCCTTGATCAACTAAAGGAAGAAAATAATGACGGAGCAAAATATCTCATCTACAACGCCCTATCGACAATCGGGCAAGTCCAAGAAATCGTTGAATTTGAGGAGCAAAAAGCGTTTCGTCTCAGAAGAAGAGAGGGAGAGGATCAAGAGGGATAAACAGGTTATGGCTAGGTTCAATGAGCTAGGCTATAAGAAGGGAGACAACGGTAATCTTCCTTGCTTTTGTGGTAAACTGGACGAAGACACTGTGTGGTGGATGTCCAACTGTAAAAGCAAAACTAACCACCTTTTCTGCCCTAGATGTACGGAGCGTGTGTTTGAGCCAAAGATTAAGGAGACCTTAGCTAAGTTGCTAAAACTTTGGAAGAAACTCAAGTGGCGTATGTGGAAGGAGGAAGAGGTATCAATCAATCAACTATTAAGCAAAGGTAATAATGCTTGAAAAATATAAAAGGGCAGTCGTGAGAAAGCCAGAGAAATTAGTAGTCGAGGGGGAGACAGGTGCAGGTAAGACAACCTTTGCGTGTTCCTCCCACACAAAAAAGGAGCCAGCATTTGTTATCAACGCAGATGATGGTGGCGAAAACGTATTCCATAAGACAGGCATTAACCTTATACATGACTGTGTTCCCACAGGCGATGTTAAGGAGAACGCTGAGAAGTGGGATCAAGTTATGGCAACACTCCGTGAATTAGCTACTGAAAAATCTGGTATAAAGCGGATCATCATCGACTCTGTTGACAAATTAGAGTTTTTAGCTCAGGCTAGAGTATGTGTTGACCATAAACAGCCCCATATTGAGTCACTTGGTTATGGAAAAGGCTATGCTTATGCTCGTGGCGAAATGCAGAAATTACTGAGTGGTCTCAACTACTTACGTGACACTCAGGATATTCAACCCATCCTCGTCTGCCATACACAGGTCAGGACAATTAACAAGCCAACAATGGAGCCGTATGACTCCTACATCCTTAAGCTCCATAAGTCTCTTTCCGCAGATGTCATGGAGTGGGCAGATGTAATTCTTTTTGTTGCGTTTGAAACCATAGTCAAGAAGATCGACTCTGGATTTAACAGGAAAGATAGCAGGGCAATTCAGTCAGGCAAACGCTTCCTGTACACAAGTGGTTCTATGGGCGTAGACGCTAAGAACCGATTCGATTTACCAGCCGAAATCCCAGCAGATTGGGATGAGTACCAGAAGTTAATCACTAACTTTTGGGGTGGCTCCTCAACTCAAACTCCGAAAACTCAGACATAAGGATAATTTATGGAAAACTCAGAATTAGCATTCTCAATTGAGGATGTACAAAAAACACTAGACACAGAAACCAAACGTGAACGTATTGAAATTCCTGTTGGGCAGTATGTGTGTGAAATCAAGGCAACCCTACCTGATGTCCGTCAGGATTCTAAGGGACACAACAAACTGTTGATGCCTATAGAAATCTCAGGTAACGAAGCTCTGGATGGGCAATGGATATTTGAGGCTATCTATATGAACAACCAGCACGATGAAGCTGGCAAGGTCAAGGACGGCATTGGCAAGCGTAAAGTTGCACGTTATGCACATGCTCTTGGCCTTAAGACTCTCAGTAGCCTTACCGAGTTAGAAGGTAAGTACGTTAAGATAGACTACGGCCCCAATAAGAACGGTTTTAATGAAGTGCGTGAGGTCTCAGCATTTTCTGCTGATGCATCTCCAAACATTCTGACTCCCCCTCCTGTAAAGGAAAAATCGGGGGCTGACATACCGTTCTAAAAGGTAGGGGTCAACCGTTGAAAAGATACGCTCTGTCCCTTACTCAAGGCGGTCAGGTTTCTCTCCTGTTACCTGACCGTCCCACCCATTAATAATATAGCACTAATTTGGTACTAATTATGGAGACATTAGCGGGAGAGACAACGCAACACTTGTATAGACACTTTGACGAGTGGGATAATCTGCTTTATGTTGGAGTCTCATTATCTACAATACAAAGATTATCCCAACATAGAAGCCACTCCCATTGGTTTAACAATATAAAGAAAATTACTATTGAAAATTTTTCTTCTAGGGAGGAGGTATTAGAAGCTGAAAGAATTGCAGTACAAAAAGAAGACCCTCTTCATAACATAGCTTTAAAGAAAATTCCAGCACCAAAAAGAAGGGAAGCTAATATAGAAGAAAGTTGTGATCATTTAACTAATTCTATTGTTACATACAAACCTATGTATACCCTTCAAGAGACAGCATATGAATGTCGTGTTGGGCTTTCACAAATTAAAAATTGGATAGAAACTAAGCGGTTAGGTTATGTAGAAATTGGGAGAAAATGGGATACACGATGGAATAGATGGCAGATAAAAAAGAGAATTACAGGATGGCAGATAATAGATTTTATTGAAAATTTACAAAAACATAAAAAGCCTGAAGAAGATGATTGAGTATTTGAAGAACCTAATCTACATCATCTGGATATGGGTAACGGTAGAACATTGGGGCCAGCCTCATGGATTCTAAGGAGGATAAAGTTCCTTATGGGAATAACATCCTTAATCCCCTCATTCCAGATGCACTATGGGATTTGTCAGGATTATTCTCATTCGATTATAATTTTCATTCTCTCTTTAGAGAGACCAAGGACTTTTACGATTGTGAATTACCAATAAAATCCATTCATGGGTGCTACCCTTTAGCTTGGAACGGAGGCAGGAGAGTAGATGTTAAGTCACGAGTTAATGGAGACTCAAGGAGTATGGGGCCAGAGCCTATCTTTGATTTATGGAGCAGACACACACCACCAGTGGGGTGTTACTTAACATTCTCAAATCATTTAATTAAAGAGAGACATTTAGGAGACTCCAGTAGCAACTGGTTACTGGATGTACTGGTAAAACATAACCATCACAAGATGAATGGTGTAATAGTATCCAGTGATATCCTTTCTGATTATATACGAAAGAAATATCCAGAATTAAAACAGAAGGCTTCCATCATTAAGTCAGCAACAGAGAGGCCAGAGGTTAATGGTAGAGATTTTAAATACTATGATTCCTTAACAGACAGATTTGACAAGGTAATGGTTCACCCTGATGACTGTCATAACAGGGAATTACTGAAGCAAATAGCAGATTCAGGGAGACAGGATAGTTATGAACTTATCCTAAATGAGAACTGTCCTATTGGTTGTGCAGTAAGAAACCCTTGCTATTCCTCAATAGCAAGAGACTGCTTAAAGGTCAGGCACGGTGTCTTCCACTTCTTTAAAGACAAGCTGGAATATGGACAAAGCCTACC